GGCATTCGTGGCCATCATCGGACCGCAGCGGCCGGCGGGATCGCACGGGCATTTGGTCGAGGGTGGCACGCGACAACACGGTTTGCGGGCCGGAGTCGCGAGAAAGAAGGCGACTGGCAAAAAGGCGATCGCCGCCGACGGTCTGATTTACGGTCAACGGGTGCGCCATCCCGGAGCCAAGTCGCGGCCGTTCATGCGACCTGCGGCGGTTGACACGAGATCCCAGCAGGACGCGGCGATCATCGAAGGCATCAATCGACTGGTGGAGCAATGACCGACTTCGCCGAGGAACTGAAAACGCGACTGAAAGCCGTGTCGGATGTCACGGCCATTGTCGGTTCCGGCGACAACGCCCGGATCTACCACGATATGCTGCGGCAAGGCTGCGCGCTGCCGGCCATCGTGATCTACGAGAGCGGCGGGGAAAGCTACCGGCACCTGACAGGATTCGGTGGCGTGGTGCGGAGCGTGTGGCATGTGATCAGTTATGGCCTAACGCGCAACACGGCCAACACGCTCGCGGAAACCATTCGCGTCAAGGCCCTCAACGCGAGTTACAAGGGCCTGTTTGGCGCGACGTTCGTCAACGGCGTCAACTGTTCGTCCCATCGCATGGCGGGAGTCGACGAGGCCCGCGACGGTCACGAGACGCCGCGCTACTGGTGTGAACGGGTGTACGACATCTTTCACGTGGAGGACACCACCTAATGGCGGATCTCAGCATTACGGCCGGCAACATCATCGCGGTGGCCGGGTACGGCTATCTGGACATGACCGCCGGCGAGGCGGTGGCCCGCGGCAAGCCCGTCTACACGAAAGCGGCCGATGGATTGGCGTATCTCGCTGGTTGCGAGGGAACGTCAGCAGTGGCGGCGGTCACTGGAATTTGCCTGAACGACGCCGGAGCCAATCAACCGGTGCGCGTCATGACCAGCGGTAATTTGGGATTCGGCGCGATCCTCACAATAGGCATGCTCTACGTGCTCTCGGCGTCCGGAGCCATCGCGCCGCATTCCGATCTCGCGACGAGCGACTTCGTGAGCATTCTCGGCGTGGCGACGACCACGGGTAATCTGCGTCTGTGCATTCTCAATTCCGGCGTGGAGGTTCCCGCCTGAGGAGGTCGGTATGGCGAATTTGACAATGACCGGGGCGAACGTCGTCCCCGCCGAAGGTTACGGATTCATCGATACGATCGCCGGCGCCACCATCACCCGGGGCGTGCCGTGCTACACCTCGGCGACGACGGGACAATCATTGGTCTGCGATTCCAACGACACGGCGGCCAAGGCGACGTGCGTGGGGATCGCGTTGCAGGACGCGGCCGCCGGGCAACCGCTGCGACTAATGACCAGCGGCACGCTGGGACTGGGCGCGATCCTGACCGTGGGGACCGTCTACTGCCTGTCGGCCACGGCGGGCTCCATCTGTCCCTACGCGGACCTGACCAGCAACGACTACGTGACGATTCTTGGCGTCGCGACGTCAACGGCGAACCTCGCCGTCCGCATCATCAATTCCGGCATCGCCAAACCGTAAGGAGCACAATATGGCCATTGACACGGGACACGGAGCGACGATTTCCTTCGGCACGCAGGGCGGCACGTGGCGGGCGACGCGCATCACGCCGTCCGCCGAATCGCGGCCGGCGATCGACGCGAGTCACCTGGGCACCACCGGGTATCGCGAGTTCCTACCCGGCGACCTGATCAACGCCGGAGAGTTCGTCGTGGAGTTCCAATTCCAGGGAAATCAGGGGTTGCCGACGCGCACGACGGCCGAAACGGTGACCATCACACACGCGCTGGCCAGTGGCGAGGCGACGGCCGCGACGATCGCCGGGACGGCCTTTGTGACCGAAGCGAAGTACCCGGACCTGAACACCGACGAACTAAAGAAGGGTAGCTTCACAGTGAAATGGGACGGCTACACTGGACCGACCTACACCGCCGCGACGTGAGGCGACGCATGACGACTGCGCAATTGGAAATCAGACTGGAACCGCACATCGGTATGCAGATGACGGCGCTCGGACCGGTGCCCGTCGATCTGAAGCAGTACCGCGTGCTGGCGCAGACGGAGCACACCGGCTTCCGCTGGGTGCAACTGGGCTACGTCTGCCAACCATGCGCGGCCAATCCCACGCCGCCGTTCAACGGCCTGGACACGTTCCGCACGCTGCCGCAGGCGTTGAAAGACCAGGTCTGCGCGAGGGTTCGCGAGCTGCTGCAGACGCCGCGCATGACCGTCACGGAAATCCCGGAACCACCGGAAACCGAACCTGAGGAGGATGACCCGGACGATGACGACGACGTTGACTCGTGAAACGCTCTTGAAGCCGGCCGTCCGGCGCCACGACACCCTGCCATTGCCTGGATTCGACGCGCCGGCCCGCATTCAGAATTTGACCAACGGCGAGATGCGGCAACTGCGGCAATCGCTGCTGGACAAGAAGGGTGAATTGAACCGCAAGCGCTCGGACCGCCTGCAGGAACTGCTGATTTGCCGTTGCCTCGTGGACGACCAAGGCGTGCCGCTCTTCTCCGACGAGGATGCGTTTTCCGCGTCGTGGGACGCACTGGATGGCGCGGTGGTGCGGTCGCTCTTCGAGCGGTGCAAGCGGTGGACGGGATTCGCCGCCGACGAGGACTGGAACGCGATCGAGGCCGCCGCAAAAAACTCCGAGGAAACCAGCGCGAAGCCCTGAGGTGGCGCCTGGCGGAACGGTTGGGCTTGCCCGATCCAACTCCGCTTGACGAGCTGCCGGACGATGTTTGGCACAAGTGGCAGGCGCTCGCGCTGGTGGACGACTGGGGACATGACCGGTTCGCGGATCTGGCGTCCGCGATCCACAACAGTCTGATGTTGATGGCGAGCAAACTCGGTGGCGCCGTGGCGCAAAGTGATCTAAAGTCGGCCGACGATTACCAACGCAAATTCGCCTGGGAGCGACCGAAGCGGGAGCGGACCGAAGGCAATATTGACGGGTTCGACCTCCTGAAACACTCCATTGGTTTCTGACGACTGCCGATTCATGCCAATTACGACGCTAGCCTACAAGATCGTCGCGGACACCTCCGGCTTCACGAGCGGAATGGTGATGACGCGCCGCGAATTGTCGGCGGCGCGTCGCCTGTTCGAAGAGACGCGCACTCCCGTCGAGCAATACGAAATGGCGCTCAAGGGCTTGGAGCAACTCCAAGGCAAGGGGCTCTCGGCGGATGTCGTGCAGAGGTCGATTCGCAAGCTGCGCGAGGAGTTCTGGGGGCTCGACAAGGCCGTCTCCGAGACGGCGGCTCCCGTGGACAACCTCTTCGCGAAGATCGCCGGCGGCGTGACGGTCGGGAATCTACTGTCGCGGGCGTTCACGCAGGCGTTCCAGTTCATCCAGGCCGGGGCCCGGGCGCTGGCGGACAATGTCGGCGAACAATTCCGCAAGTCGCTCGACTTCGGCAAGATCGTTCAGCGCACCGGCATTGACCCCGGCGTGTTGGCTGGACTGGAGTTGGCCGCCGGTCGCGTGGGTCTGGAGTTCGACACGGCCGCCAAGGCGCTGCAGAAGATGCAGGTCCGCCTCGGCGAGGCGGCGCGTGGATCGGGCGAGGCGGCCACGACGCTGAAAACGCTGGGTTTGGATGCGAAGCGACTGGCCGAGTTGCCGGTGGAGCGGCAGTTCGCCGCGTTGGCCCAAGCGATCCGCGCGGCCGGCAATGAAACGCAACAACTGTCGCTGGCGACGAAGATATTCGAAGCCGACGGAGCCGACATCGCGCGCTTGTTCGACATGACGGCGGAGGATCTCGCGGCGGCCAAGGTGGAGGCGGAGCGGCTCGGGCTGGCGCTCGACGAGACCGACCTCGCGCAGATCGCGGAAGCCAACGCCGCCATCAAGGAGATGGAGGAACTCTGGGCCGGCGTGGGCCGCACACTGGCCGTCGAGGTGGCTCCGTTCCTGAAAGCCGCCGTGGATGTCATGAAAATCGCCGTCGAACAGGCGCGGTCGCTGTCGGATACCGTGTCCGCGATCAAGAGCACGGAAATCGGGCAGGGCATCATGACTGGAGTCGGCACCGGATTGAGCGCCGGACTCGGCGTCGGCACCGGCATGGGTGGCGTGATGGGCGTGGCCAGTTACGCGGGCGAATCCTATGGCGGGCTCGTGGCGGACACGCGCGCGGCCGTCGAATCGGAACGCAAGGCCGATGCCATGAAGCGCGAGCGCGAGGCGGCCAAGGCGGACGAGACCAACGCCCTGCGCGACTTCAATAAGAAGCTCTACGACCGTCTGCACCCGGACCGCAAGGAAGGCGTGGACGGAGTGTCCGTCAAACTCTTCGACGCGGCCAAGCGCAAGGCCGACGAGGCGGCGCGCGAAGCGGAACGCGCGTGGAAGAAGATGGTGGACGATGGCCGTCGCGCGGCGGAGGAGTACGCGACGCCGCTCGACAAGATCGCGAACAAGCTGGGCGGATTACGGAAGCTGCTGTCCGTCGGCGCGATCGACGCCGCCACGTTCAACAGGGCCGTGAACGCGGAGGTGAACTCGCTGGTCGACAAGGAACTGAATAAGACTCCGGCGGGGCCGAACGTGGCCGTGGAAAAGGGTACTCGCGCCGCCGTCTCCGCCGAGCAAGAGCGGCTCCGCTACGAGCGCGACCGCGAACAACGCGAGGAGCGGCGGGAGCAACTGAAACTGCAGGTGCTCAACCGCATCGCGGCCAACACCGATCCAGCAACCAGGGAGCAACCGGAAACGGTTGGCATCTGATGGCCGCCATCGAGTGTGTTCCGCTCAAAACCGAATCGCGGCACTCGTCATCCGAGCGGCGCTATACCTCGACATATCGCGTCACCACGAACGATCCCACGGACGGACACTTCGCGGTGACCGCGCATCCCGATGTCCCGGCGGAATACAGCTACTACAGTTGGTACGGCGAAATGGATTACGCGGCCGTGCGGGACGATATCAGTTGCACGCTGGCCGAGGAAAAAGATAGCAAACGGTACTGGACGGTCACCTGCGTCCACACGACCAAGCCGCGGCAAAGTCCTCCGGGCGGCGCGGCGATCACCGATCCGGTATTACTGCCTCCGGACGTGAGCGGTGACTTTATCGCCTACCAAAAGCCGGTCGAGCGCGACAAGGACGGCAATTACGTCTGCAACTCGGCGCTCGATGATTTCGAAGCCGACTACGACGAGTCCTACCCCACGCTCGTGATCGCGAAGAATTACGCCACGATCGATCTGGCGCTACTGGCCAACTACGTTCCCAGCGTGAACAGCACGGAGTTTTGGGGACTCGCGGTCCGCTGCGCCAAACTGGTCAAGGCGCCGTGGCAACGCCTCTGGAAAGCCTCCGGAGTGCCGTACTACCGAGTCACGTACGAGTGGCATATCAAGTACGACAACTGGGACTTCAAGCCGGCGGATCGCGGCTTCTATTTCAACGACAACTACCAGAAGGTCCGCGCGTACGACAA